AAAGGTGAAATTGCTTGACAACTTCAACACTAAGTAGTACTTCACAACTGGAGGCAGAACGTGGCGATTCTCTCTATCAAACTTGAAATACCGGATGAAGCTCTCAAGATTTATGAGGCAAGAGGCCCCTTGGACAAAACTCTGGCCAAAACTCTGGCTACCTGTGTCAACTACACAGCCGAGAAGCCTATATACTTCAACGACACCCAACGCAAGCGCCTGGATCGACTATTCGGCAGAAACTTTAAAAGTGCCGAAGAGGTCATCCAGATCATGGAGCGTTACATCACAGCCAGAATAGGTGAAGTAGATGTCCAGCTCTCTCCACAGATCCTCACTCGACTCAAAACAAGGTGCTTCGGAAAGCCATTTGAACAATTCCTGGCCGAACGCGTAGTCCAAGGCCTGGAAGAATTCGTTGCGATGAGGTAGCCAATGGACACACGAACTCCAGACCAACTGGCTTATGAGGAATATCTCAGCAAACTCCCCAGGCCAGAACGACGCAGGATCTTAAAATCGCATTGGAAACGCATCTTGAAATCTGAGCACAGAACCAATGGAGGCAAGCATGCCACATCACGACGTTCAATGTTCTAAGTGTGGAACTATTATAGAAAACTACTATGCTTCGCCGTGGCCATCCTCCATAAGCCACTGCGCCGGGGGTGAGCTTGAGATTTTATGGCGGTCTTCGTCACCTTCTTCCGCCTCGGCTCACCCCTTTGATCGTACTGTGGTCTACAAAGATCCAGTAACTGGAGAGATAGCCTATCCTGGCCGCAACGATCAACTAGATAATAAATATGCCCGCCAAGGCTGGAAACGTGTAGAGTTCGAGCACGCCCGTGACCTTGAACAGTTCGAGCGCGACCATAACGTCATCAACGAGAAGTTGTGGTACAACAGTGGAAATGGAGCTGACTAGCCATGCCAATCCTCCCCCCATCCGACTACGAAACACAAGTCCTTGGCTACTTCAAGGAAGCCCTGGAAGAAGGGGAGGCCTTCCTCCGTGCCCAGAAAGGCTACACCCTAGCCGCCGACACCATCAAAGCCATATTCGGAGATGTCAAAACTCTCCAGTCCTCAGTCTTATCGCAAACCTCAGTGAACCACGTCGCAAAGGTCGCTACCGACCTCACCGCAATGTGCACCGACGTAAAACCCTTTTGGGAGTACCGTACCCGCAATGACCGATTCAAAAAGCACTGTGAAATTCTGGGTCAGCTCTCTGAGCACTGGTGGCTTAATCGCCTCATCGATCTCAAATTCGCAGACGTTATCCGCTATTCACTGGTCGCAGGCACAGGCTACTCCCACCAGTACTACAACACCAACACTCAAGACCTGGACATATCAGCCGAAGACCCACGAGACATTATACCAATAAGGCCCCCTTCCACCTCCTTCTCTCTCCAGGAATGTGTCGGTGTTATCCAAAGAGTCCAGCGCACAGTAAACTACGTCCGATCCCGCTACCCTCACAAAGCTCATCTCATCCAGCCAGACCGTGACGGATCCATGGTTGCACAGTCCCTGCAAAACTCCCGCGTAGGCCAACTCTTCGACACCTACGGCTCTCCCTTTCGTGAACGTCTCTTCAACGAAAAACCAGCCAAGGAACTCCCCAGGGTCCCGACAGTAGACCTCTACACAGCCTACATCTCTGACGACTCCATCAACAAATCCTCTTCCCCCAGTTTCATGGGAGATTTCCTGGATGGCAAACCCATCAACAACTGGTCCTACAAAGTAGAAAGAGGCGATCCTCTCTACCCCCGCAAACGTTGTATCGTCTTCACCAGCTCAGCCATCCTCTACGACGGCCCCTCTATCTACTGGCATGGTTTACTCCCATTCACCAAGCTAACCCTAGACCCTTGGCCCTGGACCTGGCTTGGCAAAGGCATAATCTGGGACATCCTCTCCCTGCAAAAGTCCCTCGACGGAGTAATGCGCGTCCTCGACGACCACCTTGAAAAGGTAGCCCGCCCCACAGTCATTGCAGACAAACACACTGTCTCTCAGAGTGATCTCAACAAAATAGATACCCGCAAGGCAGGCCTCAAGATTCGCCAAAACATGCTCACAGGCAAGGGCCTCACCATAGAGTCTCCCCCTAACCTACCCTCTGACGTAATGCAGATCCTCCAGTACTACGAGGAAAAGATCTACCAGATCCCAGGTGTGCGTGACCTCTCTTCCCTGATGAAGCTCAACCAGGTCCCCGCTCCCGAAACCATAGAGCGTATGCAAGAGTCCATGACTCCTTCTGTCAGACTCAGAAGCCGCATTATAGAAGTCTTCATGCGTGAATTTGCCTTTATGACAGCCTCAAACTTTGCACAGTTCTACCCTCTCTCACTCAGGCTTGCAATCCTTGGCGACAAAGGTGGAACCGAAGACGACTTCGACATGGACCCAGGATCCTTCATCCCTGCCTGGATGGGCGACGATTATTCATCCGAAGGCATCATCAAGATGGAGTCTCTTACCAGAGGACCCCTTCCACGTTGTGACCGTGCAAAGCAGTTCTTCAATCAGGTCTCTTACCACATAGCTCCCAGCAGCTTGCTGAACGCCAGCGAAATCGAGACCCAGCTCAAGTACCTCCAGTTAAGCAGGGCTGGCCTGGTTGATCACTGGACTCTTCTCGAAGTTCTCAACGTTCCCAACGTCGGCAACCCCCCGGAAGGAGCAACCACCATCACCCAACGCCTGATGGCAGAACAGCAAATGAACCTTGGTATGCAAGTAAGTTCAGCTGGCCGCAAGTCTAGTGGTCAAGAGCCTCCTCAAGAAAAGTCCAGTGGGGCCATCTCAGAAAGTGGTTAAACATGATCTCAATTGGTAGTCCACAAATGTTTGTCAATCATCCTGAGCCTTCTCAGTCTAGGTGGGCCAGGTTTAAGGCATGGCTAAGGAGCTTGTGTGAGTATAGGTAACTTCAGTGGGGCACATGTAAGTGATGCTGGTGGGGGTGGTGGTGGGGGAACATCTGATCATGCCACGCTCTCTAACCTTGACTACGCTAGTGCTGCCCACACAGGATTCCAAGCTGCCCTCACAACAGGTAACCTCACAGCTACCTCTCCTATCGTACTGGACCAAACCAGACAAGTTATAGGAGGGGCCGCTGTTATCTCGCTGATTGCAGCTTATCAGCCCAGGGAGCGTCTTGCTGCTGCTCGTACCTACTACGTTCGCACTGATGGGAATGACAGCAACACCGGCCTTGTAGATTCTGCTGTAGGTGCATTCCTAACTATTCAGCATGCCATAGACATTTATCAGAGTCTAGACTGTAATGGGTTTAATGTCACTATTACTATAGGTACTGGAACTTATCCAGAAGCTCTTTATATAACTGGAAGAATTGGCACAGGTAATCTTTATTTAGTCGGAGATGAAACTACTCCAGCAAATGTTGTCATTGCTGCCTCTGGTGGAACAACTGTTACCGGCAGTGCTGTGAGGATCGATGGTCATCCTGCAGGATCTTACGTCTATGTTAGAGGTTTTAAGTTAACCTCAGATACTGGTGCAGGTATTTATATAACTAATGGGTCAACTTGCTATTTCCGCAACTTAGACTTTGGCATTTGTGCTGCTGAACATCTATATAGCCAAGGTAACTTACAATGTGAAGGAAATTATACCATTAGTGGAGGGTCACTTTATCACTTTATAGCCTATTATGGTGGATTACTTCAATTAGGAAGTGTGACAGTTACTATTACTGGGACTCCAAATTTTGCCAGTGCTTTTGCATTTTCTATGTATTCATCTACACTCCGTACAACTACTCCTACCTGGTCTGGTAGTGCAACAGGAAAACGATATATAGCACAAGTTAATGGCGTTATCCATACTGGTCAAGCAACAACCTGGCTTCCAGGCAATGTAGATGGCACGGTAGCAACTGGAGGTCAATACATCTAATGGAATACTTAGAACTTGTCATCCTTGACCTCCAAAAAAGAGTCAACGAAGTTCTTAAGGACAAGGTAAAACCCACAAAGGACGGAGACATTGTATCACTAGGAGTTTCACTATACCCAGTTTCCATATTAGCCATAGAAGAACATAAGAAAGGCAAAACATAAGTATGTGGCGCTCACTCGGACATGTAACGGTTACCTTCAGTGGCTCCCTCACCCGTGCCACCAACAACGAGACCATTCCCACAGAACGCCTACCTTGCCAATCAATATTGTTTGAACAATGGCCAGGTAACACCGGCAAGATCTACATCTGTGACCGTCAAACCGCCGACAAAACCACCGGCACCGGAGTCCTTGCTATTCTCGCTCCTCCTTCCACAAGTGGCTACCCTTCCGCAGGTTGTGGTGTTCCATCCGCCCCAGCAGCCCTAAACGCTGCAGACTTCTGGCTTGATGCAGAAATCAGTGGCGAAGGTCCTTTAGTTAGTGTAATAAAAGCCTAACATTCATAAAAAGGAGGCTATCATGCCCATCGGAGAAAACTTACCAAAAGGCGGCTCAAAAGAGTGGGGCGATGCTGCAGAAAAAGCCGAGCAGGACTTCAAGGACTACCACACCAAACGCCCATTCAACATAGGCCCAAAATCTCTAGGCCTCGGCTTTGGCAAGCGCAAGGCACCCCTCAGCACCTTACAATCCAAAACCCTCTCAGACCGTGCTTTGCGTCTCCGTAGTGGCCAGATGGCACGCCAACGAAAGGGCCAATAGTCACATGCCTAATCCAGAAACCATAATTTTCACCGATACTCTCGGCATAGACCTAAAGGAGGTCACCAATGGGGAGAGCAATGAAAGACCACATCAAGTTCCGGGGTTACCTGGAATACGTCCTGAGGGATGCCCGGACAGGAAAGATAGTCAAGAAAGGTAAGCACCACAACACCGTAACTGCAGGTGGCAGAGGCTGGGCCATGGCCCGTCTCACCCCAGGCAGCAACGCCCAGGTCTTGAGTGCCATCGCCATTGGCTCTATCTCGTCTACCGCGCCAAGCAGCAACCAGACTGCTCTTGGTGGCTACATGTCCATCCGTAACTTCGGCACCACAGGCCTCACCTCAGCCACCAACACAGCCTGTACCTTCTATGGTGCAGTGTCATTCAACACCAATGAAACCTTTGCCGGTTCCTCCCAGATTGGAGAGTTTGCCATCTATAATTCGGCAAGCACTGGGTCAGGAGTCATGTTCAATCGTGTAGTCACAGCCTCCTACATTAACTTCGCAACTTCAAATACGCTGGCTGTTTCGATTTCAATTACTAACTAACTAGTTCAATAGAAGGGACTATAATATGACACCAACAGGTTATCCACACCGCTCGACCCTCGTTTATGCAATTCCATTCTCAGGCAGACCCCTGCCTCCCAAGCTCTTGTTCGCGTTCAATGCAGTCCACCCCCCGATGAACTACAACACAGTCATGCTCAACACTCTTGGTGTACCTATTGACCAAGCCCGCAACTCCTTCGCAGAAAAAGCCGTCGAGATTGGTGCAAAGTACATCTACTTCTGGGACGAAGACGTAGAAGTCCCACCCCAGACTCTCCGTGAACTTCTCTACATCATGGAGCATCATCCAGACGCAGCAGTAGTAGGTGGAATCTACTGTCTCAAGGTAGATCGTCCAGAACCACTCGTCTTCAAAGGCGTAGGCCAAGGTCCCTACTGGAACTGGAAAGTAGGTGAAATCTTCGAAGTAGACGCCATCGGCATGGGCTGCACCGTCCTTCGTGTCGAAGCTCTCAACGACATCCTCAAACCCTGGTTCCAGACCGTAGACGACACCTCCTCCTACCTCGACAACATCAACTTCGGGGAACAGTGGACCGAAGACCTCTACTTCTGCAACAAGCTTCGTGAAACCAAGAAGTGGAAAATCCTGGCTCATGGCCAGATTCTACCTCCCCACATAGACCTCGCCACAGGCCGATCCTACACTCTCCCACCAGACTCCAAACCCATGCGTGCTATGTTCACCGGCAACAAGAAGATAGTAGACCTCGGCTGTGGCACCAACAAGTTCCAGACAGAAGAAGGTCCAGTCATCGGAGTCGATACCCGTGACCTCGACGGTGTAGACTTCCGCTGTGACCTTCGCAAACTTCCATTTGCCACCAGAGAAATGGACATAGTCTACAGCAGCCACGTCCTTGAACACTTTGGCCGTAACGAATGCTCGGAAGTCCTTGACGAGTGGATCCGTATCCTCAAGCCAAAAGGCGAGTTTCGTATCATAGTTCCCAACATTGCCTGGGCTGCAGAGCAAATCATGAAGGGCATAGTCAGTCCTGACGTCCTCAACGTTCTCTATGGCCAGCAGGAGTTCGCCGAGAACTTTCACAAAATTGGATTCACTCCAGAAACTCTTACAACAGTCCTCAAAGACAAGGGCTTCAAGAAGATAAACCTTACCCTCAGTGGGTACAACATTATGATTCAGGCGAGGAGGAAGTAATGGCTCTAATTCACATTGACTTAACCCTCTCAGGTAGTGCGGAACTCCTGTACTCTACCCGCAAGGGCATACGACAGCTGATCGTCCAAAACCCCACAGGCAACTCTGCCATATACATTGGTGGTTCTACAGTATCAGCCACCAGTTATGGCCAGACAGTAGCTGCAGGAGCTGCATCAACTGTCCTTGGACCTTTCAGTGGTGATGCTCCAGTCAACACTAGTGAGGTGTATGTGATTGGTACACTGAATGATGTGATCCATGCCTTACTGATTACTCACTAGGAGGTGCCTTATGGCTGTCACATCAGTAGGGAGTGGCACTCAGACTGCTACCCTTGACACCGAGCATACCCTTGACACTGAAACTACTGCAGGTACTTATGTACTAGTGGTAGACATGGTGAACCTTGCCAACGGGGATATAGTTATCCTTCGCATCAAGACCAAGTATGCTTCAGGTGGTACCTCTCATCTTGCATACAAGGCCATCTATGCCAATGCCCAGGAGGAGTTGGTAAAGTACTCCATTCCTGTACCTGTGGACACCGAGATTATAGTAACCCTGGAGCAGACCGATGGCACAGGCAGGGACTTCCCCTGGAATCTTCTAATCCTATAGGAGCAAGTCATGGGTGACTGGTCACTTAAAGGTAAGGTAAGTAGAGTAGCAAATACTGGAGCATGGGAAACCATAGATACTGCCTCTTCGGCCAACACAAAAAGTGCCGCATGGGTCGAGATGGTTGACAGTACTGCTGTAGGCGGGTTACTCAATGTCTCCATAATGACTCCTACTCAACCTGCTGATGTTCTGCTGGACATAGCCATCGGAGCAGCAGGCTCAGAGCAGATACTTATCAATAACCTTTGTGCCAGTTTCCCTGTTGCTGCCTTGTACAGAATTTTTAGCCCCTACACCATCCCCATCTACATCCCTGCTGGTACCAGGTTGTCTGCCAAGAGTCAGTCAACCTATAACGGAACCAGTACCATCAGCGTAAACCTGGAATTAGTAGAAGCTACCATGTTTGGAGCAGAGGCTCCTCTGGCGTTCTGTGACACTTATGGAGCAACTACAGCAGACAGCGGAGGGACCTCCATAGATCCCGGAGCCACAGCCAACACTAAAGGAGCCTGGGTTCCTCTAACTGCTGCATCAACACGTACTACCAAGGCGCTCATTCTAGCTATTGGAGGCAATAACGACACATCTCGTGCTACATGTACCTGGTATGTAGACATAGGGGTAGGAGCCGAAGGTGCAGAGCAGGTCATAGCTGCAGACCTCATGTACACCTGCATTACCACCAGTGATGTACCACAACCTGGGCACTCTCCTCTCTATGGACTAGAGATCCCAGCTGGAACCAGAATATCAGTAAGAGCCAAATGCACTATCAACACAGCAGGTGACCGTTTATTTGATGCTATCATCTATGCTTTCGGATAGGCAACTATGTCAACCCTTCGCTATCTCGCAGAGTATGTTGCCTCAGCTGGTGATCCTAATCTTACCGCCAGCTTTACGGATTCTCTTGATACCTGGGAGGACATTCTTGGCGTTAATGGTGTAGTAGACATCAATAGAACATTCCAGGCTGCTGACTCCCTGGATCTATGGTCTGACACTCTTGCAACCTCTCTGGTAACTCCTGTCGTAATCCACCCTTA